ATCTGCTTTACCTAATTTTTTTAGATTGTCCTTTTTGCTAAATCAATAAGTTTTTTACCAGTAGCTTTAGCATATCTCTTAACCCCATATCTAATGCCCGCAGTTAATAAACCCCCAAGTAACTATTTTTCTTTTCTCACTACAGAATATCCTTATAGTAATCTTCATAAGATTTATTATTATAAGTAACTCCATCTATTTCTGAATTAATTAGAGATCCACTATACTCCATCTCTCCGCCTTTTGATTTTTTTAGGGACACAATTAGGCACTTTACGTCCACCTTTGGACTTCATTCCAATCATTTCATAACCGTCCCAACAAGGACCTTTTGATTTAGCCATTTGTTTCTCCTTATATTAGCGGCCGCTTTGAGAGTGTATAACTTCTCCTTTTGCGGTTGTACAACTTCTTTGATTGTACCACTTGATGAGGATAAGTTCTAGACCTTAGGTTTTTGGCTATGGGGTTTGTAGTATTTTCCATGAGTTTTAATTAAAACCTTTTTTAAATTCTGCTTTTTCTTTTTTAGTCCAATTTTTATTACTACTACCTAAACCTGGTTCTAATTGTTTAGTCATTGATCCTCTAGATATAGCCATTATAAATCTACCGCTTTTCCTATTATTGGTTTATATTTAACTTTACCCTCTTCTCTGAAGGCATGCAAGAACTGCTTCCTAGGCTTATCTTCAATATAACTACAGTGGCACCATCCACTAGATGGTTCTCCTTTTTTGTAGAACTCGAGAATCATTTGATCATATTCAAGGTTCTTATATATCCAATCACAAAGCTCAGCGTTATCTACTCCCGGACACTCAAAATCCACAGCTTCTGCATCGCAGTGCTGACTATTTATTGAACTACCAATAGCAATGATAATTCTGGAGATCGATAGCAGCTGGTCACTGTTACAGGACCAAAATGATCCCTTACGGGTTGTAAAATATTATCACATAGTAATTTTAATTTAGCTATTTGATCTGAGTTAGGGTTATTATCTATACCCTTACGTATAGCAGTGTCTGATTTGATTAACTCTTGAAGAGTAAAATTTCGTGAAAGGTTCATTTAAACTTGTTCTACTTCTTTACATATAAATTTCGTTGCTATTTTGTTATTATTAACAAATCTATCTTCTTGTGCAATTATTATTTCTCTAGATACTTCAAATGCAGCAATTGTACATTCTTTCCATGAATTATATTCATGCTTTATCTCTACTGGGTCTAAGCATTGATCATTTATAAAGGAACATAAAAATATTATTAATACAAATTTCATAGTTTATTATAATTTATCCTCCCGCTGGACCTCCAAAAAAAGCTAAGATACAAATAGCTATTATTAATATAGCAGTAAATTTGTAGTTCATTTCTGGTTCCATATAAACACCCTCCATATTAATTAGTTACCTTTACTGACATGATAAACACTCCTCGTATTCAATTTCTTTAGTTTCATGTTGACATTTTGTGCATGAACATAAATCCATTAGTGGAGTGTAGTGTTCTGATTTTACTTTATCTGATTCGCAGTGACATTGATGATCACAATTTTTACAATTTACAAACATTCTTTTTTTATCCCTTTTTCTTTAGTTTACATTTTGCACCTTGGCGCAGTAAACCAATTATATACTGTATCAAAAGCATCATCTACGGTGCTAAAAAATTATAAAAAATTTATCCATAATAACCTTTAAATATATAGTTAAATATACTAAACAAAATAATGCAATCATTATAACATACATAATTATTTCTAAAACAACCAGTATATTTTTTTAGCACTTCCAACGTTTTCTTGCTTGTCTTAATCTAGAATTAGGATCTGCTGCAGCTTTTGGAAACATTTTTATTTGTCCAGCTGATCTTGCGCAATATGATTTTCTTCTTGCTGCTCTTTTCTTTCCGGGTTTATCTTCTGTAACTGCTGTAGTTAACTTACTTCCAGGGTTTTTACTTCTGTATGAAGCAACTCCTGCAGCAGTCATACCCGCACCACTTTTAGTAGATCTAAAATTCTTTTTGTTTCTAGCAGGCATGTTATCTCCGCCTCTACTGAAACCTAAAACTTTTAGACCAGTCTTATTCATACTTAACTTAATCTATTTATTCGTAGTTGTAAGATTAGGTCCTGAGTATTTATCAGTTAACAAAGTATAAGCTGTAATATTTGTTTTTGTTTTAACAAAAATTCCTTTTGGAAATAAAATACCATCTTCTGGAAAAGAAAAGTTAATTACATCACCAGTTGGACAGTCTGCAATAAATAATGTATCCCCAGTATTTGAAGTAGTTGTTAATTCTAACAAACCTGCTCCAACACCATCGTTAGCAACAATAATTCCTTTTAACCTTATTGGTTGTACAATTACGGCTGTTCCTGTGTTTCCTGCTGTTGATCTTGTTGCTTGTATATCGGATTTAAATCCCATAAAATTCTCCTGTGTGCGTGGCTCCCGAAGGAGCCACTATTTTATTATTAAGCTATTGTAACACCTCTGTCTGCAGAAAGAATCCAACCTATAGAGCTATTCCATACTAAAGTAGCTGTCTCAGCCACTGCATCGAAAGCTAAAGTTGTTCCACTTGCAAAAGTGGCTGGAGTAACAGTTGCAGTTCCGCCACCATCAACAACCATAGTAATGATTTTGATTTGGCCTGAAGTTGTTCCATCAGCTAAAGTAACTGCAGCAGCACCTGCGGCTGTTGTAAGTTCTGTAACTAAGTTTGTAAGATCAACTGCACCTGCACCAGATAATGATTGAACACCACCTGTAATAGTTGCTCCGTAAGTAGCATTAGTTGTAATAACGCCTGTAGTTGTATTTTTTGTAATTGATTCAAAGCCATTTTCGGATCTAACCGGGCCTGAAAAAGTTGTGTTTGCCATAATAGTTTCTCCTGTATAGCGGTTAAATTTTGTGGTCTCTATACCGTCTGTCTAGCCAGTCCACAAAATCATATTTTCTAGATCTTTATATTATACATAAAAAAAGGGGCAGAGTAAACTCCGCCCCTTTTAGGTAAATACTGAATGTATTTATTAAGCTGTTGGTAAGTTTCCGTTACCAAAAACACATCTTGGGTCTGACCAACCAAAGCTGTATCTTTCTCTAGCTTTAAATCTCATGTTACCAGTATCGAAATCACCTTCCATTGCAGTTTTGATGGGTGATCTAACGAAATATTTAAGTCCGTTAGGCACATCAGTCATTAGGAAGAAAGAATCAGTATCAGTTAAAAAATTATTAATTGAATACCCTTCTGGAACCATTCCCATTGAAGCGATTGCATTGATGTCGTTATCAGCTGTTCCAACTCTTTGAGGAGTTTTCATTAATCTCTCAGCAGTAAATTGTAATTCTTTTGGAATTATCATTTTTCTACCTTGAGTAGCGATTCTTAGACCTCTTTCGTCTACGAACCCAGCGATGTCGATTAACGACTGCTCTAGTGAAGTTTCGTTAAGGTCTGCAGCTGTAGCTAGTACATTCGAGAATGTACCACCTGTTGCTAGTGGGTGAACGTTAGAAATTAACGATACCCCGTCTCCACCAGTCACAGCTGTAAACTGTGCTTGGTTAAGTACGTTCGCTGCCTTAACTTGCTTCGTGTTTGACATAGATCTTGCAAGAGCTCTTGTGTATCTTGCAGCTAATCTGTCATACAGGTTGTCTTCGATTGCTTCTTCAGTGATCGAGAACGCTAAAGCGATTGTTTCGTGATTGTATCTAGCTGTGAAAGTTTCACCTGCTTGATCAAAAACTACTCCAGCACCTTCTTGTTTAGTTGGTGCAGAAGCGAAACCGCTTAACATTACTTCTTCTTCAAAAGCTCTGTCAGATGTTTCAGTTACGAAAATTTCAGCATGCTGATTTTCGTATCTATTGTACTCCAGGCCGAATAAAGCATTCAAACCTGGCTCTAACTCTTTTACGAGTTGGGATCTTGATATTGCCATGTTTTATCTCCTTATGCTATACCTGTGCCACTTCTATAGAAGTGATTGTTGATTCTAACAAGAATGTTTGCGTTAGCAGAACCTGTGTCAGAGTTTTCTGGATCTTGCGAGATATCGATTGCTTGTACAGCAAAAGTGCTTGCAACACCAGAAAACACTAACGTCAAGTTGTTGTTTTGACATTCCTGTTTGTGTAACACCTGTTGTGTTAGTAACAGAATAGTTCTTGAACAAATCCGCTCTTGCAAAAGTAGCGTCAGCATCCATTAAGAATACTGCATCTGGATCATCAACGATAAACGCTGTGATATCAGAAGCTGCAATTCCACCAGGGTAGAAGTTGCTGTACGTAGGCTTTTGCGTAGTTGGGTCTGTGTAAAAACATCCGTTAAAAACACCACACAGCATCCGAAGTGTTCGGGCCATGTCTCTGAATATTTCCAGTGCCTAATGGTTCAACCATTTCGCCTTGAAAAATTGCAGATGCATAACCTGATGCAATCGTATATCTGTTTTTGGGCTCCAACAAGAGGTGTTCCATCTAGTTTTCTGTAAGGTCTAAGACCGAACTTTTCTACTTGATTTGACATATTTGTTTTCTCCGTTTTAACAGTTTATTTTAATAACCCGGTAGGTATTGCAAAAAATTATTTTTACGACTACCACCAAAGGTCACTCTTGACTGTCTATCAATATTGATAGGCATGTCAGGGTGCTGCTCCTTCATAAGATCATTGTCCACAGCGTTCATTCTATCTTGAGTAAGTTTTGAAAAATACTCAGCACGTGAAGCCAAAATCTCTTCCGGTATCCTTGCCAGCACAAGGCCTCCAATTCCAATACACCCCTCGTATTTGCCTTCGGTATAGAAAGGATATCTGTTAGTGCCGATCTCGTTTTGAACTTGTTCGGCTTTTACAAAATCCCATCCTTCCCTTAATTTTTTAGATACATTAGCTGTATCCTCAAAACCTTGAACGGTAGTACGGATCCATCTATGGGCGTAACCGTTCGGTGCGGGTGGTGCATCCAAACTGGATGGTGGAGCCCAAGTTTTTTTTAGCCTCTTTCGAAACTTTAGTCTCTGACTCCCGTGAAGTCCTATTAATTGTATTCATACTATTTATCCTCCTTCACGTATCTAGCGTATTCCTCTAGTGGCACCCCTAATCTTTTAGCGATAGCTACCTGCGACTTGGTGAGTTTCACAGTTCTACGTCCTTGTTGGCTACGACCAGCTGAGGCAACCGTTTGGACGGGTTTCGGTGTCTCTTTTTTAGGCTCGTCATTAGTGTTACCAAAACTCTCAGGAAAATATCCTTTAAGTCTTGAGTTAACTTCATTATAGTACTGATCACTGTCTACTTCAATACCCTCTTGAGAAATATTATTGTGTATAGTGATTGCAGCATTAGTCATGACGTCGTCATCCCCAAACCAAGTATTTTCTTCAGCCCATTTCTTAGCTTTAGTGTAATTGGTTGTTGGGTAGGTTGAGTCTCTAGATTGTTTGCTTTCAACGTTTGTTGTTGATTTAACTTCTTCTTCTTTTATCTTCTTCTGCTCTTCTACGATTTCCCATCTCTATCTA